GTTGAACCGACTATCGACGACGTCTTGATATCAGCGATAGCTGACATTTAATACTCCCTTCAGAAAGGATAAAAAGAGAACGCGCCTCGTTACTAGAGCTTGAAGGCCTGGATCATGAGTGCAATGGCGTTAAGCGCATGCAGAGTACTAATCGGGTTCTTAAGAGCGGGGACTTCCTTTCGTGGAAAGCCAGTTAGGCGACCACGATTGTAATTCACCACTCGAACACGACGAAGCCCTCTGTTAACGCGTTCTACACCAGCGCCCTCACCGTTACCATGACCCGCAAAGCTAACCGAGGCAGAGTGTTCCATCACAGTTAAGTCGCTGACGGATCCATCTACAAAGACCATACCACCGAAAGCAGAAAGGCTTTCGAGGTAAGGGCCTATAGGAAGGAACCAATCAACAACGAAACTGTAAGGGAGAATTTCCCAAGCTAGGTTCAAGGGATTAGTGAAGCCTGTCTGTGCGAGAAACGCAACAACGTGATTGTCGATACGGTAGCGCATCACGTACTTAGAGGTGGTCGCCATGGTATAGTTCCAACTACCAACGGGAGGACCGCCACCAAGCCACGGATTTGCAAACGTACCTCGATCTGTCGTTGTGTAAGTCGACGAGGCTGAAACACGACGCACCTCGCGTCCCAAGTTAATTGCATTTGCAAGGGAACGCATCGAGCCATCAATGTCCTGAAGGAGGGGCTTCCAACCATACTGCAGTTCGAGCCAATTATTGGCAACGTTCTGCGTAGCGGAGGGATGCTTACCTCCCTTCGGCCAAAGATAGCCAGATCGAGGAGGTGGCGTACCTAGAGCTTTAGCAGCTTCGACTATATTACCCCGGCGAACCGACCTAATGGCAGAAGTTATCCTTTTCGCAGTTCCTGCGATTAAGGATACAGTCTGATTCATCTGGGCGATATCCTGGGCAAGATTAGCCTGAAGATCTGCTTCTGCTCTAGCGATAAGCTTAGTAATTGCATTATCGCGAGCCCTCGGATTACGACTCGAGGACGGTACAGTCGTGGTCGTATAGCTAAAAAGCAGGCCAGTGGTATCCAAAGACAGGGTGTTGAGAATAATGTGACCATTCCCATCCTTCTGTACTAAGGAATCCATAGCTTGCGAATCGTCAACCTGAGTTAGTGTCATGCTAAAC